AGTAAGTGTTAAGAGCGACGATGTGTTTAAACATGTCGTGTGACATACCCAACATGCGCTCAATTTCTACTTGCGTTTCACGACTGTCACCTTGTGCTTCATCGGTGATTTCCTTTTCTTGGGAATCAACAAAGAACTTCATTATGCTAGGCTTACGTCCACGCTCAATTCTATAATTTTGTCCGTCTTTCTCAAAGTCAATTGTAACCAACATGTTCTTAGCGTTGGTGCGGTTAATAAGATTATCTTTCCTGATGTTAGTTAACGCATTCCCATATAGAGCATAACTTAGTGCGTTGATGATAGTTGTTTTACCTGTGCCATTTCTTGCACCTGCATCGTCCCCTCCCATATCTAAGTTTTCACCTAATACAAGAGTTAAATCGGACCGATCAAAGTTGATGCTTTGGGTTGCGTTACCGATTGATAGAAAATTTTTCGCCGATATACTTTTAATTTTTAGCATGTTTACAATTCTTAAAATGCCATCTTTGCATAGATGGTCCGTTGCCAGTTATGCCACAGTGTGGACAAGTCTTTGCAATTTTAGCAGAGTCTTTCATACGTTGTACAGTCGTTTGGGATTTTTTAATCCCTAATAATTTCTCACTTACTTTGTTACGTGATTCTTTGGACCAGTTGTGCGGAGCATCCATTCCTTTTTTTGCAGTTGAGATGTTTTTCTTACGCTCTTCGTCCATTGGTCCTTTTGGTGCAGAATTTTGTTGCCTCTTTAGTGCAGCACCTTCTTCTCCGTAAATCTCTTCCCACGTTTTGCCTTGCTTCGCCTCACTAAGATGCTGTTTATGATTATCGGTGAATACAAGACCAGCCGGGAAGCCATCTAGTCCATTCTCGGGTATTATATTTGCCCACTCAGTGGATTCGGTGATATTTTGTTGTTTTGAAAAATTCAATGCAAACTCCGTGCAATCTTTTTTATCGTAATACAAGCAATACCACAATGTTGTTACGTGTTCTACTCCGTGTGCCCTGATATGATTTAACCAACGGTCGCCAGACCCAAGATATTCAAGCATTTCTTTGTGTGATTTTGTTGTCTTGCAGAAATACTTTAACCCTGTTTTGGTGTGTTGCTTAATACAAAGATATGTTGGTAAAAATTCTATTTGGTTGTTCATAAATTCTCCATGATAACAATTGCATCAAGTTATCCTTTTGTATTTATGCCGACTTAAAGATTTCTGTAAATATTCAACAACAGTGCTGGATCAAATTGGTTACTGTCTATGCTGGACAACTGACTGGTGACGATTTGATCCACAGACTCAAATTTGATATTACCTTGTATTTCATATTCACTTAGTGAAGTAGCCTTAACTGGAATCAGTGTTATCTCACGCAAGTTATACGTGTCGATAAATGTTTCCTTAACAAAGGTAGCTTCTTCGTAACTGATATCCACGTCGATGTTAACTCGAACGTGCATATTTGGTTTGAGCATTACCTCGGTATGATTCAACACATCACTGAGTTGGAACACACGATACATGGGTTGATTGGGCCAAGCATGAAATTCTGGCTGCTTACCCCACTCTAGAATCATAATGCCCCGATCATCGTCACCAGCGTCTGCGTAATTGTGGGGGAAGCAGTTACCAACGTATGTAATATTGCGTTGTGTTTGACGCTTATGGAAGTGACCCGAAAATACATGCTCAAAACCTTTCATATCGTCGCCTACTAGCTCGCCGGTGTCTGGCATTTGCACGAGCGCATTCATTAAATATCCAGGCAATTCAAAATGCCCAAACATGTATTTGCCAGTCATCTTTTTGACTTTTTTATGATCTTCACCAACTAACCAAGGAGCAAATGTAACATCACCAACCTCTAAGAAATCGTGTATGATGGTAATATTTGGTAAATGTTTAGCCCAAACAACTGAGTTGATGTCCCGCTTGTCTCGGTAGTATAAGTCGTGATTGCCAGGAATGAAGAATACCTGATCGAAATTTTTACTGAGTAATTCGATACACTGTAACGAATAATTCAAACTTACGATATTGATACTGGCTCGATTATTATGCCAATCTCCGAGCATGATAACAGTATCGCACCCCTCTTTTTTAGCAGTTTCGACAGTCCATTTAACAAATTTAAGGCAGTCTTCGTTATGCAGTTGACTATTTGATTTTAGTCCGATATGTAGATCGGTTAATACTACAGCTTTTTTGAATAAGTTTGTCATTGAATGAGTGTAGCAAATATCACAAGCGAAAGCAAATGATGTTTATTCATTTAATGATATAATATTTGTCTGATTGTGTTTTTACTCGATAGGCAATGACATTGGCACCAAGTTTTAATTGTCGTTCGGCTTCAGAAAATGAATCAAAAACACCAAACGGTGTCATTACCTGTCTACCAGCTTTGCGTCGAGCATCTGACCAAGGCCTACCTTTTTTAATTCCGGTTAACGCTTTTTTATGTTCATCAGTTAACGGTTTACCTTTTTTCGCTTTTGAAATATTTGCCCCAACTGATTCTGGTCTTGGGCCAGTTGGGACACCTCTTTTAGCAGCTGAATAATTCTCCCGCAAAATCTGATACTGTCTGCTTGTTATTTTATATCTCTGCTGATTCTTAGACGAAACTGTTAGCATAAATGCAGCATGATCCATTTTTCGTTTTTGATCACCGACAGTAAATTTAGTAAGCAGCAAATGGCATACAAAATGTTCTCTTGCTAATAGGTCTACAATATTTGATTTTGCGTTGTTTCCGCCAAGACTCCTTGGGATAATGTGATGCGATTCGGTATAAACATCATCGCCAATAAGTCTTTTTTGAGCATTAGCAATGATGCGGTTATACCATTGCAAATATTTGTTGTGAATAAACTCCATACTACTCTCCTTAAGTTGTATAGTATTTATTCATTTCCAAAATTATTCATCATATCCGCCATCATATGTAACATTTGTACCACTGCCTTGCATTTGTCTTGTGTAAGACGGCGAAAGGTTATTCATTTCTAAAATATCATCACGCAGATTTTGATTGCGCTTTTCGATATTTAGAACACGAGTAAATGAATTGGTAATTGCTGCGGTGTAGTATGCAAACGGATTATCAGATTTGGCTTCGTCGAATTGCAAACCAATTTGACTTAACTGTAGCAATGCTTGGGAACGCATTTCATCATTGTATGTGTAACCGCGCCAATTTGAACGGGTAGCATAACGCTCACACAGTTTAAGGAACATGTGCGCTAATTTTGGAGTCATGTTTCCGTGATCACGGCAGTATGCACCAGTTTCGAGTGTGCCCTTCCAGTGGCTAATGCCCACACAGATCGGCTCACCGTTTTCGTCTACTTTGTAATGTTTAAATGGTGGGAAGTTTACTTTGACATATTTGGTGTTGCCCTGAATGTCTAATTCATCATCGTCATATTCAGAACGGGGAATTGAACCTTCCTCTTCCTCTAACGCTTTGATTGCAGCCTTACGACTTTTGGCATCATCAATTGGGATGTGGTCCCAAGTCATAACTCGGAATACAACGTCCGTATCTGCAACATCTTTAAGTTTGACTTCAAATTCGTCTAGTTTGCGCTTTGTTCCATCTGCGGTAGCAGCTTCGTGGGCTAATTTGGCTAATCGTTCTGCACGATTCTTGCGCCCCTGGAGGATATTTTTCTTGTTTACCTTGCTTACGTCCGGCAAAATCATATCATACGCATTGTCTTCCTTGTTTGGAAAACAGCAGTAGGTTGTTTTTGATTTGTGTATTTCCTTCAGTATATCCTTGTTGTTTAAGTAGTTGTGACGTGACATTGTAGTCCTTTATAAGATGCTGAATACTAACATATTTGTTGCTGTGCAGTCAACCGTTAATTGCCGCTCGACGATTTTTAGCTGAGATTCGCATTTTTGCTTTAGTTTCTTCACTGTGGGGTTTCATTACTTGTTTAGCTCTTACTTCTTTAATCTTAGCTCGATGTTCGTCAGTCATTGGTTTACGCTTCTTTCCTTTTGATGATTTAGATTTCCCTGTTTGAGTGTTGGCGTAAGCTGCTACCCGTGGATCACTTTTAGTGAGTCCTTTGTTCCATGCACCGCCATCGAGCCCATTTTCAGGCTTCTCGTTTGCCCATATCTTTTTCTCTGTAATTAAATCTTTAGCATTAACTATATTCCATTGCTCAGAACATTGTAATGCAAATTTAACTAGTTCATCTTTTTCTGTAAACAAGCAATACCAAATAGTTTCAACATCTTTACCATGTTTTAACAAATGTCGATTCCAATATCTACCAGAACCTTTGTATGCTAACATCTTTTCGTGTGATTTTGTTGTCTTACAGAAATATAGCTTTTTTGTAACAGAGTGTTGTTTGATGCAGAGATAGGTTGGCTTAAATTCTTTTGTATAAATATTCATGCTGACATAGTTCCTTTATGTTAGAGTAGTTGGGGTTCCTACGCCCGCGAACTACACTCTTATTTATCAAAAACTCCCAGATTTTATCCTGCTAAATATGTACATAACAAGGAAATATCATGGCAGTTCTCCCAAATTCAGTTGTACCCAATGGCGTCGGAGGAAACGGCGGAATAGCATCTCAACTTGGCCAAACTGTTAGATCTAGTTTGCTAGGTACAGTCGGATTGAGTCCAGCATCTAATAGACAAAACGTAGCATCTATGTTCAACTACAGCAATAAAACTGTTGGGCCTTCACCTGTTTTTATATATCCTGATGCTTCAACTGACTGGAGGGTTAGAATAAATTTAGCGCCTAAATCAGAATACTTCTATAATGATCCAAATAACATTTTACTGAGCCCATTGGTTAAAGAAACTGGTGGCGGAACATCCGCAATACAGGGCCTTCTTGGTGGTGCAGGTGGCGGTATATTTGGGCGAAATGCACAGTCTGGGTCACAACGTATTGGTGTAGTGTTCCCTTATACACCATCTGTATCAATTACGCATACGGCTAACTACGAAGCACAAAAGTTAACACACAATAACTATACTAATTATTTCTACAATAACTCAGAAGTACAACCTATTAACATTACAGCTGACTTTACAGTGCAGAACGTAAATGAAGGACAATATCTATTAGCCACAATTTACTTTTTTAGATCATTAACAAAGATGTTCTTTGGACAAGATGTAGCAGCTGGTAATCCGCCTCCTATTGTTTATCTAAACGGATACGGACAATACTATCTTCCAAATGTTCCTTGTGTGGTAACAAGTTTTAATCATGCGATGCCGCCTGATGTTGACTACATGG